TAATTTTCTGTATTCAGAGTCCGAAGGCGTCTGCGCCAGATTCGGAGATAGATGACACATTCGCCCCGTATTCGTATTAAGAATACAAGAATGATGGATCCGACCTTTAGTAGAAACCTTTTTAAGCCAGGCATTTTTACCCTCACTCAGTTGTCCGAGGTGTTTCTGTAGTTCCAGGATGCGGGCAAACTTAAGAGCTTCGGGTGTGCCGATCTCTTTCAAAACTGTGTCATCAATCTTGGGGGTGCCTGTAGCTGTCCGCTCGATGGGTGTCCAACCTCTGAATTGCTCAAAGGCCCAGGCGATGTGGTGGCGACTGGTGGGGTTGAACTCCTTCAGCTTGCACATAGACGCATCAGCAAAATACCCTTGGGTTTTGTTGTTGCGCTTAGGGGTGAAAGTGCCACCATCTACAAAGAGAAAGGTGGAACGCATATCGTCTGACAGTGCGTCGAGTTCAGTCCGTAGTTTGGACTCCAGTTTGTGTGCAGCTTCAACGTCGAAAGGCCAGCCCTCGCGTTCTTGCCACGCCATGATGATTGCTAATCTGTGCTCAGTGTCAATGCAATCTTTGTATTGTTCAAGCTTAGGCTCAAACATTTTCGATAGCTCGACAGAGACAACCACATCTTGAGCGCAATACTCAAGCATTTCGGGTGTATAAGTAGACCAATCTCCCGCCAGCGATTTGCCGAACTCGGACTTGTGCGAGCCCAAGCGGTGTCCCCATGCTTCAAGTGAATGCCGACCGTAAAGATTTGGGGGCATGTTCGCAGGACGTGAGCGGAAGTCTCTGTCCAGGATGTCAGTGAAGAACAGTCTTGAGAGAATGAGTGTGTCGTAGAGACGACCTCTATATGTCCAAGAAGGTACAATCTCTTTGATTGCTTCACAGTCGTATCCGATAATGTTATGGCCCCATAGTTCATCAGCATTGCTGAGAACATCTAGGCCACTGGGTATGTTTCCATTGTCCCAGCGAAACTCTTCATTTGTATCGAGGTCGCGTGCAACAATGCAGTGGATCTTTGTGAGACTTCGCAGTAAACCGTCAGTCTCGATGTCGAAGACTAATCTCATTTATCTAAGATTTGTAGGGCACGGAGTAGGCCGCAAAGGTTTTCACGGACGGCATTTCCTCCCGTGATTCGGTCTTGCTCTTCACCCAGTCCGTTTACAATCAACAGGACAGGAAAAAGATCGAGCCCGTAAGCTTCGACAAGTGCCTGATGATTTTCTTTTTTCAGTGTGGAAATGTATTCAACAATTCCAGCACGGGCCTGGATTACTTCTTGAAGGTAGACCTTTGTTTGCTCACAAGGGGCGCAGTTCTCTTTAGTGAAGAGGACCGCGTGAAGGTCAGAAGTCTGCATAGTCAGTCGGCTTAGTGGAATTGAAAAGCGAAGTCGCAAGGCGTCCGGTCTCCGTGTCGTAATACAGAGAATCCGCTGGCCCTGTTTGTCCGTTAAAGCGGTTTTTCAGCACCTTCAAGCAGGCGCTGTTGTCTCCATTGGAGATGTCTCGTTCCAGTGCAATGACTAGATCTGAAAGCTGGGCTATTGAGTGCGAGCCTCTGAGTTGCCCCAGGCTGACCCTGGCCCCGTCTTCATGTCCTTTGTCGCCTTGATTACGGCGAAGATGAGAGATAAGAATCATTCCGATTCCGGTCTCTTCAACAAATGAGCGAAGCTTGGTCATCACTACGTCGATCATCTTCCGCTCATCGTTCGACTCATTGCCGGACAACAAAATGGAAAGGTGATCAAGGATGATCCATTGAACTTCGTGTGCTTTGACTAGGAAGCGGATGTCATTGAGAAGACTGTCTGGATCAACAGAACCAAAACCATCCCGTAAGAAAACGCGACCACTTCCAAGGGTATCTGCGAATGCACTCTCAAAATCTTCACTAGGAATTTCATTGTTGAGATGCAAAGGTTTGTTTGCAGCCACCGTCATCAGACGGAGGCCTGTACGTTTAACGCTCTCTTCGAGCGCGATATAACCAACGGATTCACCTTGGTTAATTAGAGATACCGCGATCTCTCCACATAGGGTACTCTTTCCCGCGCCAGAACCGCTTGTGCAACAAACGAGTTCGCCTTTTCTGAGCCCGCCTGTGACATCATTGAGTTCATCATACGGGTAAAGAGCGTCGCGCCCATGAAGAGGGGTAGCGACCAGATCAAAAAGATCTCGACCATCGATGATTGATTTCGGAGAATAAGATCTCTTATTCCACAAAGCTTGCCTAATTGCCTCACCGTCACCGGCAGACAAAGCCTCTGAGGCGTCCTTGTAAGGATCTACAGAGGCGATAAAAACTCGCTCATGAGGAAAGAGATTGACGCAGTCTTCGGCGGCTTGTACGCCTGCCTCATCGCTATCAAACATCAGGATTATCTCCTGGAATCCGAGGAGATATTTGAGCTGATGTTGTAACGCTTTACGTGCGTTTTGTGCACCGTTGGGGATAGAGACTGTTGCCCATGTGTTACCTCTAACTTGAGAGACAGACAGACAATCGAGTTCACCCTCGGTGATCACAATGGACTTACCGGAGCCCCAGAGGTGCTGACCGAAGAGCGCATGCTCATCGTTCTTTCCGTGCCAAGTGAAGTTCTTTTGTGGGTCTCGTTCTTTGTACCCGACCACACGTCCATTGGCGTAGTAAGGGAAGCGCAATGCTGGCCCTTCTTGACGTACGTTGAACTTCTTGCAAGTTTCTTCGGTGATGTTGCGGGAACGTATCCCAGCAAAGTCGCCGGAGTAATTCACCATTTTCGATAGGTTACGGGGCGGCAATTGTGACGCTTGGCTGCTATCTCCTTTTTCAAAGTGGCCGCAAGAAAAGCAGTAGCCACCGCCATCTGAGTAAGTTGTCCAAGCATCTGAACTAGGGCATGAGGGACATGGTCCTTGTGAGATGACAACATTGCCCTCAATTTCCATCTAGTTCCTCCGCAATTTCTACGTATTGACGTAGTTCTGGGAGAATGTCTGCGAAGTCAATTCCTTCATCTTCAAGTTCACAAACGAACTGATCGATGCGGATAATCAAGTCAACCATGATTCAGGGATTGCGGGGAAGACACACCAAGGGAACCCATGCTTTTCAGCCCAGGCTCCATAAGTGGTTTTGGATTGTTTAGTAAGAGTGTTATTTCGTTGGAAGACGAAGCGAATATCTAGCTCAGGATGTTGTGCCTTAACAGCCAACATTTTCCTGCGATCTGACGGTTTAAAGAAGCCCTTCGCTTCAATAATTACACCATTTGGCAAGAAAAAATCAGGCGTGTATTTTGACTCAGTAATGTAAGGAAACTTCTGCACCTCATAGAGGAACGGAACTGCTTGCTTATCCAGATGCTTACCTAGTCGCTCCTCTAAACCGGAGCGGTAGTTCATCAGAAGTCGTAGCTATCTCCTACTGCCTCAACGGGCTCGGCTTGTCGGACTTGAGGATCGTCCTGCTTGAAGCCATCGACGGAACCAAACAGAGCAGCCACGTCCTCGACGCTTAAATCTCCAGAGTCAACAGCGCCATTTTCAGAAGCCAGTTCAATGATCTGAACACCAACAACCCGGACAGAGGTGTTGAAGGTGCCCACGCCATAGGGCTTCTGCTGCAAGATGATGTTGACCTTGGTGCCTTTACGGACTGTTCGCAGGATCTCTTTACTGCAGGGTTGACCATCAGCATCTACAAAGATCGGTTCAGGTTTTGGCTTTCTGCTGCCGTCTCCTGCTCCATACGTGTATTTAATAAAGCCAGAGTCATCCCAAACAGGAAGACCTTCTGCCAAGCGTTTGGTGTCCTTCGATTTGATCCAATCGATCAGTTCTGCACGGTCAGCGTTCATCTGTTCCAGCTGCTCAGCGGGGATCGTGAAGCTGAAGGTTCGGTTATTAAATTTGCCGCCATCTTCAGCGACACTGATGTAACCCTGGAGCCTGGTGGGAAAGGTGTAGCGGTTTGCCATTGGTGGTGATTAGTTGAGTTCGTAGTCGCGGTCTAGAGATCCACAGCAGAGAAATTTCGCGAACTCTTCTGCTGATAATTCCTTCAATTCTTCGGTTGTATTGATGCCTTGACGGTGTTCGTAGTCGTCAAGGTCGTAGTAGGTGTCGCTCATTAGTTCCTGCGATCAGTCAGTGCGCTGAGTGGAAATGATGAAAAGCCAATAAAAAAGGGAGGCTAAGGCCTCCCGTGGTCTCTCAATTGCATCAGTGGGACTATCGCCCACTTCAACCTGAAACTAGCGCGTCTACCAATTCCGCCACATCCGCACAGGGATCTCGAGGAATGCCCGAGGCCCGTTTGAGAGTAACAGAAGGGGTAAACGCCCTGTTTTCCGGTAGTGGTAGTCCCATCTAGATGGCCTCAATGGCGGATCTAGTGGCCTGGTCGGTGGCCTTGCAGTACTTGAGCGACATGTCGATGGTGGCGTGACCGAGCAGTTCCATCACCGTGCGGGGATGACTGACGGCTCCCACCCATGTGCCGAAGGAATGGCGCAAGGTGTGCCAGACATAAGACTCATCGAAACCTGCCAAGTCTCGAACCTTTATGAACGCAGCGTAAAGCTGGTCTTTGTTGTTCCAGTCGTCATGAAAGAGACGGTTCTGGTTCAAGCGGTTCTGAATGATTGGCTGGATCTTCTTGGAGATCATGATCTGTCTGACCTTTCCAGACTTGGTGCGGTTCCAGGGCTTACCACCGATGACTAGAGCGTCGAGTGCCTGGTCGTAATCAGCAGGCCTGAGTTTTAGTAACTCACCCTGTCTGACTCCTGTGTACGCCGAGATGAGGATGGCATCAGAGAGGTTGTGGCCCCAGCGGTCGCCGTAGATGTCGCGGGCAATGAAAGCCAGCTTGTCCACTTCTTCCTTGGTCCACCATGTGAGCCGGTGCTCGCTCTCGTCAGCGCGGGGGAACTTGGGAACATCGAAGTCGATCTCATCAGCCATGCGGCAGTGCTTGAGCACCGTCGATCCAGCCGAGAGGATCCGGTTGATTGTCCCGCCGGAGCGGCACTCGTCTTCCAGTACGGACTTGAGTTCGATCCACCATCCAGCCTTACTCATTCGTTTGAGTGGAAGTGAGCGGCCAGCGTAATCAGTGATGTGACCAGCATTGATGCCATTGGTTTTGGCCGAGCGCATCCGTTTCCAGTGCGTCTTCCAAGTGAAGTCAAATGCTTCACCCCAGGTCTTCATCGTCATGGGATTTGAGATCCTCCTTTGCTTTGGTGAAATCAGCGAACGCCTGTTTGCTGTAGTTGTCCAAATACTTTGTGAACACCTTCCCCTTCGGGGTCAGAAACAGCCGCCACGCTTTGTAGTTGTCGGGGTCCCGCTCTTTGCGGATCAGCTTGAGACCGGAGCGGTGCTCCAATCTGTGCCGAGGTCCAAGCCAAGTCACACAGCGGCTGACGCTGCTGGTTGAAATGGTGCAGGCTTCCGCGAGGTCTTCCTGCCTGCAACCGTCATGAGCAGCAATCCAAAAGAAGATGCTCATCAGTTGTGCAGGGAACTCACGTTCTCA